GACAAAGACGGCAAAGTTGGATTCGACGGATGGAAGTTCGCATGGCATTCAAGTGCCAACAAAGACCTATTCCAAATCGTTTGGTGTAAGGACAAGCACATGAGAAACAGCGATGGCTCGTTGACTGGTGAAGTCAAATACAGTGCTGAGTTCTTCAAGTCTAAGACAAATCCAAATCTATTGAATCAGGAGAGGCTTTACTTCGTCACTAAGAAGGGCGAAGATGCCCAATGGTATGGCTTACCTGAATTGAGAGACGGGGTTATTTGATAACCCATGTTGGGGGGAACTGAGGTTTATCCAGTAATAAGGGTGAAAGTTTCATCAACGGAGATAGTAGTCGGTATATTCTATGAAACCCTTTCCTCTGTATCCCACGAGGTGATAATATGACAGAATTCACAATAAGTAAAGATAACTTTGTCAACTTCTTATCGAGTTTCGGTAAGGACTTAGGTGACATAGTAATTGATGTACGCTCAGGTAGTATATCAGCAGCGGTTGCAAAGACCACTCATTACATCTATAGAAAGATGGATTGCGGTGCAGAAAGCAACGGCAAGATATACGTCACTGACATTCCAAAGATGAAGTCTTTCTTGTCAACAGTCAAGACTCCCGATTTGAAAATTAGTCAACAGGGTAAGACAGGTACGCTACACATCAGGGCTGGTAATTCTAGCCTACAGTTGCCTACTTCGTCTTATGTTGAATCACAGAAAAGACTAGGTATTTTAGACAAGGCAATAACTGAATCTAGGGCAAGTATGTGGACCAAGTGGTTCGCTACTCCTCTTACTCACCACGCTAAAGTATCAGCCGAAGCACTCAAACCTGCTACCGGATTCAAGAAGGTTCTAGGTGACAAGTATTCTTGTAAGACAGAATTCGATGCCGATGGTGAAGAATTCATCATCAGAGGTGGCAAGAGTGAAACTGGCAAGATGTTCGTTAGGGCCGCTCTATCTCAGATAGACGCACCCGTTACTCCTTCACGTTCAGCGTTTGACAAGTGGCTACCTGAATTACTCAACAACTTACCTACAGGTGAATTGGAATTACACACAGGTGATGAAACCGTGTTGGTGATAGAGCAACCGGGTACGAACTTCTTGATGATAGTGATTGACCAAGAGTATGAGGAGGATTGAATATGGGTAGAGATGTATGTTGGCTCTGCGGAGGCAAGTTGATATGGGGAAATGATTTTGATGCAGAGGACTTAGGTTATGACCGGCCCGGTATAGTTGCACAATTACAATGTTCAAATTGCAACGCATTTGTAGAGTACGTATCATTGGAAGAGGAATAGACATGATAATCGACACCTTCCGACCTGACCCTGAAGGGCCCGACCATATCTACAAGAGATGGCGTGATACGGAAGGTAACTTGATTGAAGAAACTGTATCGGACTTCAGACCTTACTTTTGGATTTCAGCAGATACTTCCCCTAGATACGCTGAGCGTATACTAGACCAGTTCCCCGGCTCAGAAATCGACTGGAATGATACAGCAGAAGGACTGAGAGATAACGAGAAACTAGCCAAGGTGTATACGTTCAGGCAGTCCGATATCAGAGAGATGGCTAGGCGATTCAAGAAAACATGGGAGGCTGACCTAAGTCTCTCAGATAGGTATCTCATCGATTGCGTAGAAGAGATGCCTAAGTGGAAACCTCGTGTATGGCACTTTGATTTAGAGTGGGACCCGAAGACAAAGGAGACTACCGTCATGGCTGTAATTGACAGTTACAACAATCGTTACGTTTCCTTCTGCTGGAAACATGACAACCCAACAAATCTGTATGACATGGACCATCACATAGAAAACAGAGAAGTAGATTACGAAGTAAACGGTACATCTGTTACATTCACTTACGAGAGGCATCTGTATGGTTCAGAAGAAGACATGCACGAGGCTTTCTTACATTACTTGGATGAATGCAATCCTGACGTATTCATTGCTCACGCAATCATGTGGGCGGACTTACCTCACTTGGTAAACAGGCTCAAACAGTTCCGTAGGCTCAGCCCTCTAGGTAGAGTGCTAAGACCAAGGAACGATTCTTACGACTACGTAGACCAACCAATACTAGGTAGGTTGTGTTTCGATACAGCCGCACCAGTTAGAAGCGGTAGTGGCTTTGAACGTGTATGGAAGGACAGTGGTAAACCTCAACTGAAGAATCTAAAATTAGACACTATCGCTGAAGCATGTAAGTTAGGCGGTAAGTTTGACATGGACGTGTTTACTGGTTGGAAAGAAAGATTCGATGCATATGTGGATTACTGTATGCAGGATACCCTGTTACTCAAGAAGATAGATGAAGAGAACCACGTATTCAACTTCTTCCTATCCCTACAACAGTTATGCGGTGTATCATTCCGCTCCTGTCACAATGTCACTAGGTTTGCTAGAGGCCTCATACAGAGAAGGACTCACTGGAAAGCACCTAGTAAATCTACTCAAGAAAAGCAAGAGTACGAGGGTGCTTTCATCCCGCCACCTAAACCGGGCAGGTATGAAGGGGTCGCTTGTGTCGATTACAAAGGACTGTACCCTTCTATCATCCTATCACACAATCTCAGTTGGGAAACTCAAGTGCCTAAGCACATGGCGGGTGAAGAAGGTATTAGACAACTACCTGATGGCACTTGTTGGAGACAAGGCGTAGACGCACTACTACCCACCATAGTAACTGAGATGTTTGAGTTACGTGATGAATACAAGAAGAGAATGCGTGAAGCCCTTTCCGAAAATGAGAGAAACGGATGGAACACATTACAACTAGCGGTCAAGCGTGTCATGGCTTCCTTCTACGGCATGACTGCTAGTGCATACTGGGGCTGGTCAGACTTTGACATAGCCTCCGCTATCACTGCCTGTGGAAGACGGGCTATCAGATTCCTAATGGAAGAATCAGATAATCAGGGCTACAACGCTCTGTATGGGCACACTGATTCGGCATTCGTACAAGTGCCCTTTGATGAGGCAACTGCTCTTGCGAAGCATTTGACTGAAACTGTTCAGCGTGAACATGAGTCAAGTCATCTGATTGTAGAATTTGAAGCCTACATGCCTTACTGGATTGTAGGTGGTAAGAACCTGTACTACGGTATCTGTTCCTACCCACCTGAAGATGATGGTAAAGTCAAGAGCGCTCGATGGGGTAAAATCAGCACTCTCGCTCCTATCTCAAAGAGCCTTGAGAACGATGTACTGACAGCCATCTGTACAGGTGCCGACGAGGATGAGGTCATCTCTATGGTTCGTCCACTGTCAAAGAAAATACAGCGTGGTGACGTTGCTTACAAAGACATAGCAACCACCACTAGATTACAGAAACCAATACGTGATTACTCTACATCGACCGGAGGCGCTGTCAAAGCGGCTAGGTACTACAATGAGCACCTATCCAGTGGTTCTTTGCTAGGCGAAGGGGATAGTGTGAACTGGGTGTATGTAAGCAAAGCACCTGCTCACTTACCACCGGTCGATGTAGTTGCATTTGAAGAGGAAAGTGACCTGAATGATTTCGTTTTGGATTACGGTAAAATGGTTGACAAACTCGTTAAGGCGAAGATAAAGCCTATCTTCAATGCCCTAAATTGGGACTTGGAGATGGCAAGCGGGGCAGCAATGCCTAAGAGGTACTGGTGATATAATGAGCAGCATAGAAGATACAGTTTGTGAGAAGATACAGCAAAGGGCAGAACTTGGTAAGAATAAATATGGAGTCACGATGGAAAGAAACGACCTCAAGTTTCTTGACTGGTTGGTTCATTTGCAAGAAGAACTGATGGATGCAACTGTGTATCTACAACGTGTTATCGAAGAGGAGGGAGGCGAATGAGTGACAGAAATTGGGAAGCATATGGTAAATCTACCTACCAGTGGAAACCGGGACATGCAAAGCATCTGAGAGTGACTAAGACAAGTCTAACATCAGACTTCGACTTCTGTCCAAAACAGTACGAATACAAGAGAATCCACCGACTACCTGAGCCATCAACAGATGCCATGGTAAAGGGTACAAACGTACACGATGCTATTGAGCAGTACTACGATAATGTGATACCTGTACTAGATGACCTTTACACTCTAGTGCAAAGAGACAAGATGCAAGAAGCAATTGAACTTGCACTTAGCGTCATACCTGAAAAAGAGTACGAGTTCGGTGAGGAGACATCGATAGAGCGTCGAATCATGTGGGACCTTGAGAGACTGCGCTCAGTTGGTAAAGATGACTATCTACCAATTATCAATGAGTCAGAGATTCACGCATTCGTAGAAGAAGAGTTTGAATTTAATGGAGAAGTCCACACCATCCCTATTCATTTCGCTGGAAGCATTGACAGAGGATACAGTACCGAAGAAGGTACAGTTGCTCTGATGGAATTGAAAACCGGCAAGTGGGTGCAGACCAAGAACCGTGACGGTGAGTGGCAAGACTCCAAGTTCAAGTTGAAATCGATGAGAACAGAGATGGCATTTTACAAGAAACTCTTGAAATTGGCAAATCATGAGCACCAAGATGTAACTCACTGGGGTTGGGTCTATCCTTCGGGTGGTGAAGCACAGTTAGATTCGCTCAACAAATATGGCTATGAACAGAGGGGTGTAAACAAGATATTCTACGAATCATGTACAGGTCGTAATGGCAGTACTTACGAAAAGAAAGTGGACAAACTCAAGACGGCTTTGTTGACTGCTTATTTGGCAGAAGAGTTCCCACCAAGCCCAAGTGCCGGTAAGTGCGCTTGGTGCAATTTCAAATCCATATGTCCTTCTTGGGATGGTAGTGATAACCCCCAAGAGTACATAGATAATTATCAGGAGGAAGAAGTATGATAGAAAAAGGAATGCTAGGCAGAGTAATAGAATCACTATTGTCTGATATCGTCGGTAGGAATGTAGAGGTTTCGTTCTCTCATCTAGGCGGCGGTAAAGACTACGTTGTGTCTATTCAAACAACCTTGTATGAGTTTGATGATGGGGTAGACGGACCACTAGGTCCAATGTACGTTACCTTCAACAATTCTCTACTACAAGGTACTAGTCAGATACTAACTGCATTAAATGAAATCGTAGCAAATCACAAGGTGGATTGAATGAAGTTAGTTTTTGATTTTCCAAGAGAGGTAATGGAACTCGGCACTGAAAAGGGCAGAGGGTTTCGTAAACTCGTAAGGGATAATCAAGAACTAGAGAAATACTGGGCTGGTAAGAACGGTGTATCAAACGCCTACATGACAGTGTACGGATACCGTGCAACCAAGCAACCATACAACAAGCGAGTAGATTTGCTCACTCCGATAGTGCGTCATTTCGTCATGGACTTCGACCCAAAGAACTTCAGGCAAAAGGACAGACCTGATGTAGACCCTGAAGTAGCGTTAGAGCAAACTAAGAAATTGCATCATCATCTACTGGCAGAAAACATCAATCACGGTGTTTGGTACAGCGGTGGCGGATTCCACGTTTGGGTGGCACTTGACAAGCCATACATGCCTAGCGACGGCAATCACTTGTCCGCTATCAAAGATGCTGGTATGCAACTAGTAAACGACTGGGTAAAGGACTTCAATCTGTACTGCTCAGACCCTGCTGTACCTTTCGATACAAGTGGTATGATTCGTATACCTAACTCGTACAATTCAAAGCGTGGCTTGTGGTCCATTCCGCTGAGCACCACTGATATGGAGCGAGGCTTAGACCATATCATGGAGAAGGCACTTGACCCTCGCTCAGGTATGATTCCATATGGTGAAAAGGGACTAGCGTTGGATGTCAAGAAAGCGACCGATAACACTAGAGTGTTCAATCCTAGAGCAGAACCTATCGATTTACCAACTGTTTCAATGGATGGTGTAATCATACTACCATGTCTAAACTCAGCAGCCTGTAGAGTAGGAAGCAACCCTAGTCACGACGCTAGGGTTCAACTTGTCAAGTATCTGTCTAAGCGGTTGAGAAATTTCATGCCGGTTGAAAGAATAAACCGTAATGATTTGGATGAGCATACCGAAACGATTGTAAATTACATTCGCTCCCTTCAGTGGGCGGACTTTAACGAGAATACCACTCGCTATCAAGTCAGTACAATCATAGGCACTGAGTATCCTCAGACATGCTCTATGTTGTACAAGAAAGGTATGTGTTTAGGCAAATGTCGTTATTGGGACAAAACAGGTGCTATTACAGAGAGTGAGACAAATGAACAGGAGGCTAGTTAAATGGGTAGACCTCGCTGTAGCGATGGTATGTATAGTAATCATACCTCCCTTACTCGTACTGGTTCTCCCATTGCACTTTCTGTTGAAACTAATATCAGGTGAATAATATGCCGAGAGTCAAATGTCATTTCTGCGATACTAGGGTCATAGCCAATCCTGCTAATCTGAAAAGAGAAGGCTATTATCCTAAGTGCGTCAATTGTAAGGAAACTACACCTGAAGGCGTATGGCGCTGTACAGGTACTATCAAGTCAAACACCATCAAAAGAAACGGTGAATCTCTTAATAGGAAAGGTAACCGATGTAGAAACTGGGTAAAGGGTATTGGTGAAAGTTACTGTCCAATACATGGTAAGGAGTTGGAACAATGAAGCCTGCTTTGATAATCGATAGCAACGAAAGAGGCTCTCTGAAAGACGCTGTTGTTAGGGCGGCTGAAAGAGAAGGTTTCCCTGTCAAAGTAGAGCACTTACAGGGTATGGGTGACTACAAGGCTAACAACGCCAACATAGAATGCAAGAGCCTGTCTGACCTGTTTCAATCCAGTCACAGTGGTCACCTTATGAGACAAATGGAAAACTTAGATGCTAATTGTGAAAGGGTGTTTCTAGTAGTACACGGTGACATTGCTAAGTATGTAGCCCTAAGTAAGAGGCAGGGGCGAAACGTATCGTTCTCAAAAGTCATGAATGAGTTACTCGGCACGTTTGCTAGAATTACAGCAGATTTCGATTGTCATATTTACAGGGCCAAAGACCACAATGAGGCTGCAATGTTTATCGCTAAACTACACAGTAAGATGAACAAGCCTGCTTCACGGCATGGTGCAAGGGCTGTCACAAGAACTAGTACTAACGATGTAAGAGCCGATATGTTGATAGCGGTGCCGGGATTCGGACCTGAGTTAGTCAACAAGTTACTTGAGAGATGCGGCTCAATAGAGGAGATGTTGTTTCCTGAGTCGCTGAAACAAGTAAGGGGCCTCGGTGCCACTTTGCGAAAGCGTTTACTTGATGTACTGACATCAGAGGAGCCAATTAGGATTCAAAAAACATACAATAAGAGAGGGATAGACAATGATGGAACACAAGGCCAGCGATTATGAATGCGTGAAAAAATACCCTATTCTAAGGGGTTACTTAGAACACTTCAAACAGGTGAGTATCAATAACGAAATACCCGGTTTGATTTCTTTCTTCTTCATACTTGGTCAGATAGCAGTACCTTTCGTTAGGATACCAATCAAAGGTAGTAACCTCGACCCAAGAGTCAATATGTTTTGGATTCAAGATACTAGAACCGGTAAATCAGCGGCCTATCAGATAATTGAGAAGATATTGAAAGAGGCTGGCCTTAACTCTCAAGACTACAACTCAGGTAACGATGCGGCACTAGTGGGTACACTGGTTCCCGACCCTGATTCTGAGGACCCACGTAACCCTACCATGATTGTAAGAGAAGGAATACTGGCTGGTCGAAAGGGACTGAACTTCGACGAGGGTAGTGTCATTCTGAAGAGTGGGCAGCACAATGAGAATACTACTCTATTCTTACAGTCTGCCCTAAACTCGGCAGGTACAGGTAGGAACTATCTTACTAAGCACATGGCTAGAGACAGTTTCAGAGTCAAATCAGAAGTGTCTCTTTGGATTACTACTTACCCTCCAAAGGGTATCAAAGAGCACGTACTTGACAAAGGTATCTTCCAGCGTGTACTGACTTATTGGAGACAATGGACACTTGACATGAAGAAAGCGGTCAATCACGAACTTGCCGAAGGTGTATATTCACAGGACGAAATGGAAGTCTCATTCGCTGATGTTGTGGACTTCTTCAAAGAAGCCAAAAGAGAACTAAAGCGAAGGGTTCTGAACTTAACAGACATACCTCCACTAGAATGGAACGAAATGACAGAGGATGAAAGAGAAGAGGTAGTGATGGGCCTAATGCGAGTGATGTTCAAACCTGATGAAGCATATGTTCCTGCTTTGATTTCAGCGATAGACGAGTATTACAGTGTAGTAGAAAAAATGAGTCCTGACAAGCAAGGTATCTGTGCTTCTTTCATCATGGGTTTACAGAACTACACTAACATATTGGCTCATCACATGGCTATGATTGAAGGTACTTGGGTAGTGAGAGGCGACCACGTAGATATGGCTAAGGAAATACTGTTCGACCTATATCAAAACCTAATCCAATGGCTTGAGTCTGAAGTCAACATCGGTGCGGGTGCAAGTGAGAAAAACAAGATGCAAGGTCTTTGGAAGAAGGCTTTCGCTAAGAGTGAATTGTTCGACTTTGATGACCATAGAGGCACTGGTTGGGCGAAGAAGAAAGAGGTCATGGATGTCTTCGGTAAGTTGGCTAACTTCAATAGTCACGCTTCTATCAATTCCAAATTCAACATGTATGGTACTGAAATGTTCAAAGACACTAGAGAAGGCGTAAGGGTCTACATCAAACTTCGTAAGGAGTTTATGTCGAAGGGGGCTCAAGAATGAGCGCCGAATGTGTAATATGTGACACCAAAATAGGAGATAACATAGGGGGGCATTTTGTGGGCATGCATCATAGAAACCCTGTTATAATCTGCGACTGGTGCAAAATGTGTATGGAGGAACTATCTTGCCCGACATGTTAGCACTAGATATCGAAACTGCCAACTTCTCTCATGAGATAGGAGGATGGGGAAAGAGCCACCTGTTTGAACCTACTGTGGTGGCTACATGGGATGGTAATCAGGGCACTGTGTACGCTAACGAATCAGTATCGAAGTACTTACCTGAAGATACAGTTGTCAAGAAACTACATCCTAAGATTCTAGGAGATGACTTAGCCGACCACGTTGCAAAAGGTGGTATGGTACTAGGTCACAATCTGAAGAACTTCGACTTACCTATTATCCGTGATGCACTAGATTGCTGGACTGCGGGTGATATCATGGCTAAGTCAGAAGAACAGGTATTTGATACGTCGGCCCTGCTCAAAAGTATAGTAGGACACGCCGTACCTTTGTCAGATGCTTGTTATCACACCTTGTCAAAAGGCAAGTTAATGAACAGTCATGATGCGCCTATCGAATGGCGTAAGGGTAACTATAGCAAAGTCGCTGAGTACTGTCTCAAAGATGCTGAACTGGTCTACGATTTATGGCAACATGGCGTAAACGAAGGCTTTGTCAAAGCACGGTGCAGACACACTGGAAACGTGAAAGAGTACGAGGTAGACTGGTAATACATTCCAACAATGGAGAGGGAAAAATATGAATGAAAATGAGAGCAACACAAGTGCAGTAGTGCACAACATTAGAGCAGCAAAGAGAGCCGTTTCTACGGTAAAGACAACCCTTGGTCCTATGGGTATGGACAAGATGATGGTTGATGCAGGTGGTAATGTCATCGTGACTAACGACGGCGCTACCATTCTACAAGAACTAGACATTAGTCATCCAGCAGCCAAGATGGTAGTAGAAGCAGCAAACACGCAAGAGAGCATGTGCTATGACGGTACGACTAGTACTGTTGTACTAGCAGGTGAACTACTTGGTAACAGTGAGTTACTATTCAACAAAGGTCTTCATGCAAACATCATCTGTCGTGGTTACCGTAAGGCTTCTCGATGGGCAACAGAGCATATTGAAACATTGGGAATCGATTCTTCAGACCGACTAGAAGATGTTGCTAAGACATCTATCACAGGCAAAGCGCTGGAATCTAGCATAGAACATGTCAGTGGACTTTGTGTAGAGGCAGTAAAGAAAGCCGGTGGAGACTTTGATAGAATACACGTACTGTGTCAACCGGGCGGCAGTTTGGAAGATTCTTCCTGCTTCTCAGGCGTAGTACTACACAAGGAATTCATGCTACCTGCTATGCCACTTGTTCCTAACGGCAAGGCTATCTTGCTAAACACCGGGCTAAATGATACTAAGAATGATGACAACGTACAATTATCACTATCATCAGCCAAAGAATTCCAACAATACAAGAAACAGGCTGGACGTGAGCAGTGGGTAGACAGAGCGCAACTGATTATCAATCTATTACCCGAAGGTGGTGTTGTATTTGTCAGAGATTCAGTCAATGAAGTAGTTGCAGCAACACTTGCTCGTAATAACATATCACTGGTACATCGCATACCTGAGAGTGACATGACAGCGCTATCTAAGTTATTGAATGCACCAATCTGTCATTCTACTGATGATTTGCATGAGGTAGCCGAATGTGATGTCGAGTGTAAGACAATTGGTGATATGAAGTATGTAGTGGTCAAAGGCTCAGGAGAGGTTACTACTCTTATTCTTAGAGGTGCTACAAAGCAAACGCTTGATGAAACTGAGCGTGGCTTTGAAGATGCCCTCGGCGTAGTCTGCTTAGCATACAACAGTGGTCAGATAGTCTCAGGCGGAGGCTCGTCTTATCTCAATGCAGCACTATATCTACGCTCTCGTGCAGCAGAAGCAGGTGGTCGTGAGCAAATGGCTATCGATGCCTTCGCTGACGCACTAGAGTCTATACCTGCTACTATTGCAGAGAATGCTGGTCATGACCCACTAGATACTATTCTGACCCTGAGAAACGAACACAAGTCAGGCGACCCTCACGTTGGTCCTGATATCGAACACGGTGGAGGTTGCTCAATGATAGACGCTAACGTGTACGAACCTCTCGGTTTGGTCAAACAGGCAATCAACTCTGCAAGTGAAGTCACTATTAGCATACTACGCATCGATGACATCATCGGTAAGCGTGGTGACTAATACTTTTCAGCCCGCTTTCTGAGATAGCGAGAGAATCTGCCACCAGCCTTTTTTGAGATGGGCTCGGCTTTGCGCTTTCGCTTACCTTTGAAACCTAGTTGACCATGGAATCTGATGTAACCGCAGAAGGAGCACTCGTGTAACACTGCTGTCTCACCACTGATGTACTTGCCTGAGATAGAGCGAGGTAATGCTATACGACTACAATTCTCGCATTTCTGCTTGAGCATGTCAATTAGTCTACCCATCAACTCACCGTGTGTAGGTCGAGTTTATGCCAGTTACTACCATCATAGATGAACTTGGCATATTCGTTTATACCCACATCTACGTTGATAGGAGTAGAACCGTGACCGCCTGAAGTAGGGTCGAAGTGTAATGTATGGCTACCTGCTTTGTGGTATATTTCTACAGTGTGACCTACTGGGAAAGTACCACTTGCATTGATAGTACGAGCAGCATCTGTAGTAATTATCCAAACATTAGCATCATGGAATTTGAAGGTCAAGTTACTACTTGTAGTAATTACCGCTAATCTGTCAGGGCCTAGTACGTGAGTATTGGTAACCGGAGTAGAGTGTAAGTCTCTAGGTATAGCAGCCATGATTACACCGTGCTTATTGCCACTTTGGTCTAGTGCGTGGGTCTGCCATATTGCTCCGAAGGTACTGCCGCTGAAATCTCCATCTTCAGGAGATACAAAGAAACCGTCAGGGTCAGTTACTATGTTGCCCGAATCTACGTTACCTATTGCACCCTTAGTCATAGGAGTCAGGTATACAGGAGAAGAACGGATGAATGTCCTTCTGTCGTGTATGGTAGGGTTAGTACTGAGAGAAGAGGTAACACTACCTGCTCCACCCGTCATTTGAAATCTCAGAGTGGCAATGACAGTAGTTTGATGATTGCTGTCAGTGTTACCAGTTATACTAGGGTTAACCAAGAACCTGTTCGGTATCAGAGGAGTACCGCTACTTGGTGCAGCAGGTGTACCCATCTCGTACATCAGATGAGCCTCAGGTGTGTTTCTACCTACTAGATAGACTACCACGAACACGTCACTGTTAGCAGCAGGTACGCTAGGTAAGTCTCCACCATGGTTAGCACCTGCACCGGTTGTACCTATGATGAATGTTTCATGACTACCGGGACCGTTTGCGAACTGATACATTACCCCGTCTAACACGCAGTATCCGCCGTAAACCTTGACTTCACCTTGAGTAGCAGTCATTTCTATGAAACCCGGAGTATTGGCTACGATGCTGTTTCTAAGAGAATCTCCCTTAGCCCCGTCACCTAGTCGCATGATACCATTACCATGCAGTCCTTCGTACAAGTTAGTTAAACTAGGACTGGTCAATCCATCTCCATCTCTCAAACCTTGAGAGTCTGTCGACATTCCGGCTGCGCTTGTATGACCTGCTTTTGGATTCGTCATGCTGTCACCTCTATTATTGCAGAGAATTGTATTTCGTTATTGTTAGTCTTTTCAATAGCGTTGTAAGTGTATCGCATAAAGTCAGTCGTATCTGTAGAATCGGCTGGGTTTTTGTAGCGAACAACCACTTCCTTCAGTGGCCGGGTAAACGAAGTGTCTAATGCTAATTTCGCTTCTACCACTAGAGTATTGTCGTCTATCACCCTAACAGTAGGCGTTACTACTGTAGCAGGGTTACCTATACCACCGTCTTGCTGAGTTGCTATAGTGCCATCGAATCCAAACACTACTTCGTTTATTCTGTCTTTCAAGGTATCAATCATGAACCTAGTTCCTTCGTCTAATAATGGCATATCAACCTCTCCTCGTCTTTAGATAATTACTCTGATTTACACCAATCTTTAGGTGATTGTTATTACTCTCAGGGAAATTCTGAGATGATAATACGAATAGTTCTTCATCGTCAGCAACAGCGTGTACGCTTGCAGACTTTATAACAACTGTAGTAGCACCTACAGAAGCAGAAGTGATATGGCCCAACTTGTTACCGTTAGCGGTGTATACCGCTTGGTTATCAGTGGTAAACACAGTGGTTGCGTCCACGCCATCTACCGTAAAGGATGTGGTGCCGATAGCATGACCTCCTGAATTGTTGATGAGTACGCCTGTACTTTCTAGCAGAAGACGACCGTGTATACTGTTACGCCTTACCATTCCTATGTTAAATCCAACTCCACGGTTCATATCCACTCTTTCTGATATCTGCCAAGTCACTTTGAACTTGAAACCGAAAGAAGTAGAGAATTCTTCGGTAGAGAACTGCCTGTTTCTCTCTTCGTTATCTTCCAAACTACCGCTTACATCGATTTCTTGGAATCTCTGTAGTACGTCTTCCAATGACACGTCGACTGAGTTAACATAGAGTTCACTCAGTTGATTATCTAAATTTATTCGACTACCTAGTACCATATATCTCTCATTATCAGTCCTCGATTGATAAGATACCATATCACCGGGGTGCATGTGAGTTGCAGACACTACATCAGTCAATCTGCGAGAGCCTGTTGCTGATTTAGCCATCTTTAGCATCCTCTGACCTATGATTCTAGCACTAGCCTTAGTTACAGCAGTAGGTGCGTGTATACCACCGGGTACTTCGACTATACCAGTCTCTTGGCGGCCAAAATCGTCGACTTGTACGACGTTTTTGTGATTGTTAGCCCTTGCTTTGCCTCTAACTACTACTCTGTTGGGTGTAGTTTCGTTGTCCTCGTCAGATGTACCGCCCAAAATTCTGTTTTCAGTCACTAAGTACTCCCTTTCTATGCGATTATGAGGCAAATAGCACAGATTTCCAAATCTATCGCTCTTTGGACTGTATCCATCGTGTTTTGCAAGGTATCTTAGCGCACTAAAGGCCTCTACACCGTAGAAATCTTGTGCGAGGAAGGTAGAACTAGGTAATCTAGCCCTTACACCATTGATTGAACTGGTGTTAGCCTTCGCAACTCTAACAGCAAGGTCAGAAGTTCGCAAGCCCACGCCCACTTTTTGAGCAAAACGGATAGTTTTGTCAGTGAAGCCGATATCTGCTAATCTGTTGCCCTTCAGATTCTCTAATCCGTACCTAGTACCTTTGTTTGCATCTTTTATTTGAGATAGCACTAGGGCTTGGTTGCCGTTCTCAGCACCTACTACCAACGCAGGTATGACACTGTTAGTAGTGACCTTGTCTTTATCGAAAAACAAAGCACCTTCGTATGTCACGCTCTCTGTAGGGTTGTGAAGTAAACGAATAGTATCTTCTTCTTCAATTAACTTGTATTTTCTTTCAGCCGTAGGTATGAAATCGCTAGCGGTCGGTTTATTGACAGCGAAGCCTGCTTTGACTCGTGTGTATTCGCCATGCCTGACAGCATTATCTACGAAACGTGGCTTACGCACGACTTTCATAACAGAATTTTGGTCGGCATCGAAGCGACCAGTAACTGTATTCTTACCTACTGCCATTACTCCAACCCCTTTCGTTTACGCCATTGTTGCTTGTAGCCCTCTCTCTGCTCTTTAGGTACATTAGGGTGACTTGCGACTCTGTAAAAGGCCTCACCAGTAGGTGTGGTTCCTTCTAAATCATAAGGCTCTCTTTTTCTTTCTGATTTACCTTCTTCTGCTAGTCTTTGCGAGTACACTTCTTGGCCTAAAAAGGCAGGGAACTCTGCATGGCCGACATTCCCACTTTGGCCGACTTCGGGTAATGTAGCGACATGCATATCTTCGTGAATTAAGTCACGCATGACATTTTCGGGCTGATTATGTCTGCCATCTGAAGTGGGCATAATTCTCAAAGATGAACCCAATACTTGATTGGTTTCAGGATTATACAAAGTTCTACCAATTTCCGGGTGGTCCTCATCGGGTGATGCAAAGTCCGTTTTGAGTAACGCCCAAGCCTCGTCCATTGGTGTCATGCCACTCACTCCCCGCTATGGTCCCCTGTGTTATAAGATGCATCACCCTTGCTACCTTTCGGATGCAATGTTTGACTATGTCTAGGTTGTACGCTATAGTCACCTTCGTCGTCATCTATTGATTTCCTACTTGCATCTGCTCTAAAGTGTTCAAGTGTGTTTTCAGACATGACCACTCTTGCTACAGGCGAACGTATGTCAGTCTTGTCATAGCCTGTAACGTCTACACCCTGAATCTTAGGGCCTTGGCTAATCGGTACGGTTGTACTTGTAGCAGGTGAAACTGTGTAAACAGGTGCATAAGGTGGTGCACTTGGCGTTCCTGTACGGGCAGATGGTACATCACTAGTGAACATTCCATACTTACCTCCTGATGTCGCTCTGTAGAAATTAGCGTTTTCTTGAGGGCTGCTACCTTTGAGAGCAATGTAAGGTCTAAACATCTGAGTGTGCTTGTAATCAAGGCCATAAAGCGGCCTGTACAAGAACTGTACATTATTATCAGTGTAGTTGATGTTCTCAAGTATCGGGTCATGGTTGATACCTTGATACGGATTAGAAGTTTGACCTAAAGACGTTGTACTAATTCCGTACTTTTCAGATAAATAACTCTCGACTTGCTTTTGCTCAAGGTCAGTGAGATTTCTGTTATATTGTATAACTTCTGCAATTTTCCCGTTTAAGTAAAAGGATGATGGTACATTTCCAAGTTGGTACGGGTCAGCAGTTGATTTGTAAAAAGCACCAGTGTCACTATGCGCTAAAACACCATTTTCGTATATTTCATAATTAGCAGTCGAACCTGCGCCATCTCCACCGTATATTTTTCCAGTAATTATGTCAGCAACACCCGGAACAATGGAATCTTGTGCAGTCTGCACTTGTATCCAGAGAGTGTTTGCACCGCCCCAAAGTTGCCATCTTTCTCTGCTTCCGTCCATCCTACCATATATATTGAAACCACTTCTTGCTACTGGAGAACTACCCCTAGATTCAACTATACCATGTATGTTACCATCGTCGGAATCGATAATCGCCACTACGAAGACAGTTATTTCATTAGTATTCAAATCTGCTTCAAATGATTTACTCAATATATCGTCACCATCGCAATCAATAACAGGCATGTTATTTACAGCAGATGAAGATGCAATAAAACTAGGCTGAGCAGATGCAGTTCCCTGTGTAAACTCATATTCTCCCGGTGCATCAGACTTCCAAGAAGTTACTGGGTCACCATCTTCTAAGTCTAGGCTATCCGCCTTTAACCAAAGAACCATTCCATCCCTTGTTAATTCACGTCCCCAACCTTTGACATCTAAGTTCCCTGCGTGTTTATTCCATTCCATTACGTATGTACCACCGAGAGGCCACATAGCATGTGCATTGGAATGTTTCACTACACCAGTAACTGGTTGAGCGCTCCAATCAAGTGCAGTCATGTCCAAGTCTTTTAGAGTGCGACTACCGACATTGTAAGCCCCTCTGATATTGGTCCTTTGACCTACTTCTCTGTCAGTGTGTAGGCTAGCCGCTTCTGTAGACATCACGATGTATTCACGACTTACTCCATCGTTCAACTCAGCCATAGTGTCTACATCTAGTCCTAGTCTTACGTCGTTCCTTGATACTGGTTCAGCACCTCTGATGTCAGCGTTGACCGTTTCAATCGCTTCACCCACGTTAGAACTTGGCTTCAATAGACCATCATCTGAGTTCAAGTCTACCCTGTCACTGATGCCTCTTTCGATTTCTCCACTTTGCAAAGTATCGTTACTTGGTCTGACTAGCCCCTGTCCAAAGATTGGCTCTGCTGTACTGTGCGATAGAACTAACCCTGTAGCGTCATGGTTTTCGCTTACAGCCATCAACAGACTTTCGTTAAAGACAGTCGGCCAGCGTACACCTCGGCCATCACCACGGTCACCAACTCTGAGAGCGCTGGCTGGGTTAAACCAATCAGCCGTTCCCATGTTGCTCGCAGCGTTATTGTCACTGTTGTCATTACCACTGTAACGGTCATTACCATCGCCTCCAAACAAGTCATGTGCGGCTGGTCGATGAGTTACGTTAGTGTCTTTGTAAGCGTCTTCGGGGTCCCAAGATGGTCGCAAACCGAATCCTCTTACAGGGAAGCGCCTGACATCTTCACCACGAGTATTACCCCACCAATCAATCATGTAATGTCGATGGGCTTGTGCCAATTCCTCTACACCTTGGCCGTCTTCGTCGTTTGGATAAAGCCGAGTAGTAGTAGAAGCGTTTCTCAAAGTTCTGACAGGGCAACCAAATGGTCCAGTCATTCTTCGACCATCGCTATACCTAACTTGCCTACCGATTTGGTCTTGTCCAAGTAAACTAGAGACTTGCGTTATTCTCTCAAGTATACCTACATACATAGCGTCGAAATCTTGGTCACTTTGCCCTGTATCAGAGCCTACGTAATCCCAGCCGTTTGTCTTAGAATCATGTTGAATGAGTGGCCCATGATAGTAACCAAGCATAGCGTTGCTGTTTGCTACTTCAAGCCAGCCACGGACATAAGGCGACCAACGTGGTCTGTTGTACAGTTGCCTTACTGCCATGCGGTAACCGAAACATCTGTTTCTATCATTTGGCAAAGACAGAGTAGCAACTCCAGTTGAATCTTGGTAAGTTTCACAATCCATTCCGTAAGTGTCACTACCCCATCCAATCAGTGAATGACCGTATGATTCTAACCTACTAACTGCGCCTCCTCCATGAGAGCCGCCGGGCCAAAATCCACTGAAGTTATACTTGTTTGAACCTACTGTACCACCTTGGTGATTCAAGGTGCCGGAGCCGTCGACCTTAGCATCTATCTGAGCAGCAGTCTGTATTGTACCGTCGTGACTTAGGGCCGTGCCTGAATCATTATCGTGGTCATGCGGTGGAACTACCCACTTCATTGCTAGTCCAAACGGACCTTTACTTGCCACGTAGTTGAAGTCTTGATAATGTATAGTCTCAAAGTGTTCAGGTAAGTGATTGTAACCCTTCTTATCTTGAGGAGTGTCGGCAGTACCGTCATTAGTATAGAAAGCCCTCGTACCACCATCAGCAGTGTCACTGTACCAAGTGAACGGTCTACCAAGGTTAGGATGCCACATACACAGGAATGCGTCTGCTGGGTTGAGAGAATTAGTATCTCTAGTACCGTTAGATAATTGAGGTAAGTTACGAGTCAACATACTAGTCTCTGAGTCTGTAAATATAGTATCGGACTGAGCGTTGTCATAAGGCCTGCTTAGTTTAATGATAGCATCAGTGTCAAGGTTACTCCAAAACGCTGCACTTCCCGTAACACCTTCAAATGTATCGCTTTCTCCTAGCGTAGCGTGAGCCAATGTACCTGTTCTGTTGCTGTAAGTAGCAGTATACCTCACCCCATTCTTGGTGTATTCTAACACTTCGCCATAATAAGGTGTAACTGGGAACATGTCGTTATTATCAACGGTTATAGTCGTACTGGACTGATTCTTTGAGATTACAACACAGTTTGGATTTAGGCTTCTCAATCTCTTATGAGGCTCGTATATGTCAAGGAAAGACGTAGGATAACCTGCTAAAGTAATTTGAGCGCCTACACACCCGAAGTTCGCTCTACAAAGTTCGTAGTAGTTGTCGGGTTTGTGCCATTCAAGGTGTTTGAACTTGTTAGCACCTGTAGCAGTAGCACCGTCTTTGTGTAGAATACCCCACCAAGGAATCGTTAGCGTTCTACCGGGAGTAGCGCTTTGGAACATACCGGGTCTGTACGGCAGGCTCCTCCTTGTAAATGACGGACTAGTGCTTTCTTGTACACCTAGAGGATTGTACAAAGCGAGCGGAGGCAAGTTAGTGAATTGGCTACCAGCATCAGGCTCTATGTCAAGTATAATCTCGTTAAGTATTACTTCACATCCCCTTACGTCAGCCATAGTTGCTTCTGCTAATATCAATGCATACGCCCCTCTCGTGCTCATATCCTTCTCTATCGCAATGACAGTGTTTACTTGCTGACCTGTCAACTCTACTACAGAACCATCAGGAACATCAGTAGCAGGTCCGTTTTCATGGAAACCTTTGAGTTGCTGCTTAAACACATTCGGCTGAATGATAATCTGATAGGCACCTACTTCAAGAGGGTCAGGGAAATGGTGATTCAGCGTGTAAGAGTTGGCTGCTTCTAACACTAGCGTATGTCCACCTGAAGCGTTTACTGTACCAGCGTTCGCACCTGAACTCGCTGCTATACCGTAACCTTCGTACTTTAGTTTGGTTTCAGTCAAGAGTGTGAAAGCACCACCATGTATGTCGCTAGGTGAGAAAGCAGCAGTCGGTGTAGAGAACCAAATTAGAGGGTCACGTCCAAATCCTTGGTCGTCAAGTGTATTGGTGCCGCTGGTCCTCGCTGTCTCAAGAGTACCTACTAGCGACTTGGAAATAGGGTCATGACTTGAACTCTTACAAGCAGTATTGAGGTCATATAGCCTCTGATAAGCAGGGTGAGCGTAGTGACCCGGCATCAATGCCATAGTCGGAGTGACGTAATGATGTCCCATCCTAGGTATAGGCATAGGGGTCATCTTAGGCTTGACTAGCCTTTTGTGAGCCTCCGAAGGGTCTTTCATTACACCGGTAGATGATGGCAGGTTAGTATACAAATCATGCCAATCAATCTTTTTCATATCAGGACTTGCACCACTGTGTTCACTGTGGTCACGTAGTCTTCTTGCTGCAAACATACGAGTGCTTCCCGCAGGCATGTAGTAACTTGGTACTACCTTTAGTCCACTCTTACCATTAATGAAAGACTTGAAGTCAGGAGACACTACTACTCCTGTGAATTTGTTTGTACCGGTTCCTATATAAGATGCTAGTACACCTTTATTCGTAGAAGGGTCGTATACTCTGAGGAAATAACGACCCCCGCTTTGCTCACTGGTATCTAGCCAAGTAGCAGCCTCAGGCGTAGTGGTCACATCGATTTCGTTATTCGCTTCGTCATACTCACTAAACGATAACTCGTCTACATCATAACGGTGGGTCATACTTACACCCATACGGGTGACATGGAAGAATAGGCTTCTGTCATGTGGCTCGTATGCGGACTCCAAAGGAGCGTTGCTTGTATGGTCTGACCAACCTTCGTTAGTAGATGCAGGGAACTTAAGCCTACTGTCACTCTTTGTCACAGATATATCAGATGCATCCTGACTGAGATGTTCCCAGCCGTTATTTTCCCAAGTAGGCCAAAGCCTTGGTCCACTGTAATCGTTATTGAACATCTGCCGAATGTTAGTAATGTTCTGAGCAGGATGCTGTAATCCACCCGAACCAAATGATTCGTTTTGATAAGCCTGTATTCTGTCAAAGCCTGACCTGACTACTATGTTACCCGGAATTTCGTCAGGGTTAGGTAATCTAATTTTCAAGTTAGGGTTTACTCCTGCTCCTGCTAGTGCAGGTGCTAACCCTTCAACGTCTCTGTCACTGATGTGCCTGAAGTCGAGTATCACAGTACCTAGAGGTGACCCGCCTTCTATCCTGTGCTCTTGACCTGTGTCGTCTACTACTTGTACACTTTCAAACTGAACATGTTCGTTTGGAATAAGCAAGGCGTTTCTTATCTCAAATGGATGCTTCTCTGACAATTGAGGGTGTCCTAATTCTTGCGCTTGTATGATAGGGAACATAGCGGAGTTAGTGGACTCAAAACTAAATCTGACGTTACCCAGTACTTTCTCTCCAACTAACTTGTAATCACTACCGTCTTTACGCTTTACCCAAGGAATCATACCTAGACCACGAGCGTTGACCGCTGGCATAGTAAGTCCACCGCCATCCATTCTCTTCCATACTACATGCTCAGGTAAGAAATTGCGAGACGGGTGTCTGTCACCATAATAACCGTACAGGCCTGTATGAGGTGATGCAGTTACATCCAAGTAATGGTCGTGGTTACTGACACCTATGCATTCTACTCCGTAAGTACTTGCATCTTCGTGGAAAGCCGACTGTTTGACTACGCTTTCATCCCAAAACAAATCACCAGTCGCATAATTACAAGCGTTGGCCCTTACCATATCGCCACTTTGAATGGTACGGTGTAGTTCTCCATCAGTCGGTGCAGCACCTGATGCTGGATAATCACTCGACGCAGATGGTCTAGTGTAGCCACTATGCATTTGAGCCTCTACATGCGGACCGGCAGTAGCAGAGCCGACATACCTGCTCTTGTTGTGAACTTTACCTGTGTCCCATGCGATTGTACCGGCGTGAGTGATATCACCAGTGTCCACTAACTTTAGCCAATCTCCAGCACAAGTTATGCCATCTTTGTCTGCTTTAGCAATCAGAGGCAATTCGCTCTCATGCGTGATTGCAATCAAGTGCCTGCTGGACAAGCCTGTCACACAATAGTCTGCATAGAAAGTAGCGGTCGGTGTCTCTGCTGCACCTACAGGAGATGAAGAAGATAAGCAAGTTTCTGCTGCACCGTAAGGGCTGAAACCTAATGCTGCATGCCAAGCGCCCAGTCCAGCAGGGTGTAGGTTAGTACCTATTTCGTAAGAGTTGAGATAAGAATAGGCTTCTCCAGCCCATCCTACTGCCCCTATCGCCTTTGTTCTATCTACTGCGTCAACATACCCGCTGTAATGCACTTGGCACATGTGGTCACGAGTGCTGTTGGATGAGTCATTATTGAACCGATGTGTACCTGTCTTTGTCCAAATGTAAGCCTTGAAAGTACCATCAGGTACTAATGCTACTCCTCCTTCTACATCTACGATATTGGTATTAGAAGTTACTGCGTTTTTACCCAAAGTGAAAGTTATATCGCTTGCGCCTACTGATTGAGAAATGTAAGGAGCGTAACCTGAAAATACCCCATCACTTACTCTTAACCATCCGTAATCAGGATAAGTCGTAGCAGTACTATCTACTGTAATCGAAGCAGGTGTACCCCCTGCTTCGGCAGTATAACTCACTACTTGTAACTCAACCCAGCCATATCTATCTTGCTTGTGGGAGTTTTGCATAGAAGGCATAAATGTACCCCCTATGGCTTTCAGTGGGTTTTTACCGGGGAAAGTGTTGATTGCGCCACTTACTATTGCACCTAACTCTTCTGCATTCTGTACACGAGTAGCGTCTACTATCACCACATTGTCGTCGGCTTCTTGGTCACCGGGTGTACTGTATTTAGTTAAGTAAGCCTTTGCCAAAAGACCACAAGGCCTGAAAACAGTAGTGTTTCTACTAGCCCCACTACCATTACTTACTCTTGCATCAGCAACAGGGTGCTTGGGGTTTATGTTTACATGGTCATCTAAGAAATGACCTCCGGGGTGATAACCACCATCCATGTGCCAAATAACTGCGGACTTCCTAGTCTTAGGATAAGTACCTGAGCCAATTGCATTGTTACTAATATCTGTGAATACGTAATTGAAAGGATGATAGTGCTTAGGTAAATTAGCAGTGGTAGCAACCGAACCTTCGTAGTAGAAAGCGTGATTGTAACTCTGACTGTAAACCTTGGAACCACTTGCCGCCGTAGATGGGAAACCTTTGGTGGGCTCCCAATTCATTGCGTAATTGAAACCTGAGCGTTTATTTTGTTGGAAAAAGGTACTCATAGGTAAGTGAGCAACAGTGATGTCAGTCTCTCTATTGAAACCGCTATGCTCTGCCTCATCTCCGTTAGCCAACTGGTTAGGTAAGAACGTATCTAGCCTAAAATCATCATCAAAGTGTACAGGTACAGCACTGTAACCGTTACCTGTTGTTACTATATCTTTACCTTGTGGTTCAAAAGAAGCAGTGTTGTGTGGGAAAGCCTGCCCCGGTCCGAATATCATATACGTAGTTTGATTATCGGTATCTCCTTCTGCACTATATCTAGCGTTAGGGTGAGCGAACCTCAATACTATGGGACTGGGTATATTAACCGAAACTGTATTTATCAAATCAGTGTAAGTCAAACCAGTGACCTTGGCGTTAGCACCCTTTGCCATATCAAACGGTAATATAGCGTCTTGATTGAAGAAAGGAGGATGGTTCTGACCTCGGTGCTGGTCTAGGTAAGGTGTGCCGGGGAACATGGCAAGCATAGCATTAGCATCAAGTAAAGCGTAAGAGCCAGCCAACTCTCCCACATTTTGGAAGCCTGCACTACCTGTCGGCCCTGAAGAGTAAGGATGCGTATAGAAATCAGAGTAATCGTTTTGAGTACCGTCGTTTATATCGACCACTGCGCCACTAAACCCACCGCCAAAGTAAAGTGGGACCCAGTGGTCAGGGCTGTCTCGACCTCCTCTGAAGTAAAGGAAAGGGCTGGCTTGTTTACTGCCTGCTCGCCTTACTCCATCTGTTTGGCTAGCGTCTTTGATGCGACTTGTACCTTTGAAGACCACATCGAATTGAGTAGGAGAAAAGTTAGCCGACTTAATGATAACACCTGCTTCGGTAATTGGCGTACCCGGCGAAGTACCCGGATTACTTTGAACTTCGGCATATTCGGTAGTACTGTACCATACTATAAACGGCTCACCCCAACTATTGTTGTCGTGAGAAGCCAGTTTTCCAAACAACGCCCAAGATTCACCTGATGGTAACTGTAAATTATTACCGGTAACGTTGTGAATTTCTATGCAAGGTGAATCTACTCTCGGTATAATATGGTCACCTGCAACATCTGTGAAGTTATCTCCTCTGAGGTTTCTTTGCCAAGTAGTAGTGTCTACTACGTTGTTCTGACTGTCAACCAAAACAGGAGTAGCAGTGTTAGCGTTCGACCCTCTGAATTTAGTATTAATCTGTAAGACTGTGTAAGGTATGTAACCTACATCTAGTCTAGTACCTGCATCCTTTTCAGCATCGGACAGACCACCAGTATGCTTACTTGCTACGACCGCATCGGTAGATGCACCGTCAAGCAATCCCCAATCTCTAGTCAACTTTGCTTCAAACAGTTTACTCATCGGAGTCTTGCCGTCTGCTCTAGTCTGTATTCTGATTGCAGTTGGGCTAACTCCCCATTCACCCAACGTCTTACCGTCAGGTGCAAACAAATCAGTACAGTCGAATGTAACATCTGTGTCATTACTTGGAGCATTGACAGCATGCTCTACTGCTGCTGCTATGACTTCATCGGTTAGAAGACATGTAAAGTTGATTCTCGGACTGAGATACCAGTCTCCGTTAGCGTGATTTGCTCCTCCACCTTGTACTCCGTAAAACTTGTGAGTGCCG